ATGAATTGCCGCAACCTGGTGTTAGCTGCTATTTTACTGACCACTCCGAAAGTTTAGATTTGACAATCAATTTAAGTTCATCAACCTTTGACACGGGACAGCGAAAAGCAACTGTTTTAGTTTGTTCTGAGTATTTAGGTTTAGCACCAGCATTTTTTCGAGTGCCGCCCCATTTTTTATCGCATTTTTCGTCTTCTGAACAAGTAAAGCATTGAGTTTTACAATTACCCAATGCACACATAAATTTCCCTTTTTTGCTCATATAGCTTGTTTAGTTTTTGTCTTGCATATCCGTTAAGTTTTACACCTACCCTTTCAGCCTCTTTTTCTAATCTAAATACAGATGGCTCAAGTTCTTTTATCTGTTCATCTATTGTTTTATCGCTTGGAAGCAATAAATCTTTTGCCAATCTGCAAGACAATGCACCACGCGTCCAAAGACCATTTTCTTTATTTTGGCAAATTGTAGATTGTTTTTCGAGTTCAAGCAAAAGGCATTTCTGCCTTTTCCCAGCTCCTTGTATTAAAGGGTATTGCATAATTCTACAAATTCTTTTTCTGGTAATCTATTCATCAAAATATCCATTGCTACATCAGAAACAAGTTCTGCTCCAGTTGAAAAATCGTTTGCCAATTTTTTAACTTCCGTTATTAAATCAGTAGTTGATAGGTTGTTTAATTTTTTTGCTGCTATTGTTTTAAATTCTTGAGTTGTCATTGTTTTGCTGTTTTGTTGATACAAATATACAACCTTATTTTGAACTTGCAAACTTTTTCAAGGATATTTTTCAATTATTTTCTAAAACGCTGATAATCATAGAGAATAAAACAGCAGCTAACAGCACCTATGCGCCATTAAAACGAGCGCATAGCTGCATCACGTTATAAGCAAGCTGCTACGTTCCTGCTTCGTTTGACAATTCCGTTTGAAAAGAATTTGAAAAAAGCCCACCGCACATTTTAAGACGTTGTTCAGCAATTTCACAATATTCTTTTGATATTTCACTCCCTATGTAATTTCGGTTATTCAGCATCGCCATTTTAGCAGTAGTTCCGCTACCCATAAAAGGGTCATAAACCAAATCGCCTTCGTTACTCCAACTAATTATATGGTCATTGGCTAATTGTTCAGGAAATGTCGCAGGGTGTTTTCTGCTAAATTTATCACCACTTCTACTGCTTCTGGGCAAGTACCATATATTACCTTTTATCTTTAACTTATTTACGCTTTTAGTATGGTATCTTTCTTTTTTTGTACCATCTGTATTTCGCATACCAGCATTCTTAGATACTTTTTTGCCATAATGTTCAGATACAACCATTATGGGATTAAATGTATTTGGTTTTCCTTTGCTAAATACAAACATATATTCAAAATCCTTTTGGTATCTTCTGTCGTTTAAGGGTGGCTTGTTAGTTTTGTATATCATTGTATCGTGTAAATTAAACCCGCACTTAATAAAATACAATGCTTGTTTAAAACTTGTTCCTGTTTCACTTCCTTTTATTGTAGCATCATCAACTACCCAGACAACTACACCACCTTGTTTTGTTACCCTATAAAGTTCTTTGGCAATTTCTTCAAATTCAAAAGAATAACCGTTATATGTCCGTAAATCATCATAAGGCGGAGAAGTTACTACTAAGTCCACAAAGTTATCAGGCATCTTTCCCATTGTGTCTAAATTGCTTTCACAATATATTTTATTTATTTCCATCGCTTCTTTTTT